CGCACTGAACCTCACCTCGATTTAATCCAGACTGAGGAGGACGCGGAGAACTTCGCCAAATTCCTGCGGCGCAGAAACGAGCGTGAAGCTAAACGCCGCGCCAAGCTGGGGCTGGACGCGGCGTAGTAGAGATCATCGGTTTACTTCTTGCGCGGCTTTGCGGCTTCGGATTGCATAAGGCCCTTCATGCTTGGAGCCGCAGCGATCACTTTCGGCTTGTCTTTCTTCGGTTTCTTGGATTCGCGGTTTCCGCGTTGCTCACCTTTGGCCATGGTTTAATCCTCCGGCCCGGGACGGGCCTTCGACTACACTAGCATAGTAAAGGGGTCACCCCGGTGCGGCATTTGGGTAACCTGCGGCTGTATGGACGCCGTAGCAGCCGAGTGAGCGCGTTTAGGAACAGCGCGGTCGATCAGCGGCGCTTCTTTACCGCCTCTCCAGTCTTTGGATCGATCCGGATTGTGGCCTTGGCACCGTTCTTCATCACGTATTCGATCTTGTAGCTGTTATGCCGGTTGCTCCAGTCGGCTTCGTCTACATACAGGACATCCGCGTTCTGCTCGATCTTGGCGATGATTTCAGAAAGCTTCTGTCCCTCGGGTGGCGCAGCAAATGCCGCGACGCAGGTTGATGCGAGAATGGCGGATGCGAGGATAAGGCGCATTATTGTTCTCCGTCATAGGAGCGTTCGCTCCCGATTCTATCTGCTGTCAACTTTTCAGCGGCGGATTGGGCGTATCGTCTGGATTCGGGTCAGGAACTTCATCCGGCAACTCGGTTGGAGGCGGCTCCTTGATATCTGGGACGGTGCTCGGTCCCGGAGGCGGAATTGGGTTTGGTTCGCTTGGGGTCGGAATGTTTGGTGTTGATGGCGGCATAGTAAACTCCGCGGTCCGGCGGGTGTCGGTTAGCCAACGTCAATGGCGGAGAGACCGCAAAGTTCCTGGATGCCACATTTCAGCGGCGGAAATCAAGGAAACCGCCACGGCGGTAACAGGGTCAAGAAGTCGTTGTTGACTAGGGAATGTCTTTCAGTTTCACAGGCTCTTGTTCTTCTTCCAGTTCTGCCTCGCGGACCTGTTCCTTGCCTTCGTTCGCAAGCTTTCCATCGCCGGTCACTTCAGCGACGACCTGTTTCGTTTTTCCTGCCACTTTATCTTTAAGAACACCCATTTTCGCCACGATGTGCCTCCGGAGATTGAGAGTGTCACCTCCGACAATGCCTTCGCGTCTTTGGCGTTCCGGTCGAAGCTGTACCGATCACGGCGTCTTAGGGCGTTTCGCTCGTGGAATGCCCGGCTTAGGCACAGATTTGAACAGTAGATCGCCAAGAACGTGCCGCTCCGGGGTCTCCTCCTGATCGGCAACGAACAGGTTTCGATTGTTCCAGTCTCGCCCCAACGGATCGGCTTTGGTAACGAAAGAGCGGGCTTCATCTTCTGTTTCGGCGGCCACGATAGCGATCCGCCTGCTGGTCTGTGCGAGGTCATCTGTCGCCGGGGAAAGGCGGTAGAGCCGATTGGTTTCCGCTACTTCAACCAGCGGGCCGGCAATTTCCTGAATTTGATCATCGTCGGGCATGTGCTCACCGATGGCTTTTCAGAAGCCCAAGGTCATTCTGGCTATTGAGCATGTCGGCAAATTGTTTGGCCGTTTGCTCTGACAAGCCGATGGCAGGAGCCGCATCGACGATCGCCACCGCTCGGGCACCGGTGTCCCACACCAACCATTTCTCGGTGATTTTTCGAACTGTGAAGCGCATGCGGAACAACGCTGCTCGTAGAAGCGTAGTTCCTGAGCCACTCTAATTCAGGTGTCACCACATGTCGGTCATCGATCTAACTCAGGTGCGTGCAAGCCGCGAACAACCCGATGCCGCACACATCGGGAGGGATCAGTACGGCCGCCCTATGTATCGTTTTGCACTTTCCTATGAGATGGACGGCAAGGACTGGTGTATCGAAGTCTGGGCCTATTCGTTTGAAGATGCCGAGAACCGCGTCGCTGCGATGTCACGCACGCTGACTGTACAAGGCCAGCTTCATTGCGTCATTGCAGGATAGGGCCCCCCGGTTGGGTCCTTCCGGTGGTCGAAAGCCGGACGCAGGGTTGAACCCTCGCATTTCGCTAGCGTCAGACCCAAAAAACAATGCGCCTGACAGGCATTTAAATGGATGAACCGCTGATTAGTATTCCTGCGGCGGCCCGTGCCGTGGGCGTAAACAGATCGACGCTGGGACGGCAGGTGAAGGCGGGCCTTATTCGCTCACATCAGGGCAAAGTTCGACTTTCGGAGGTCAAGCAGGATCGAGCGAATAACCTCGATCCCACGATTTGGGCAGGTCGCGGGAAGAAGACCAAACCCGATGCGCGTACGGTGCATGCACCAAAGCAGCGTCATGCCACAGCGATGCATGCATCATCGTCCGATACGACAGCGGAGCCCGATGCTGACAGCAGCAATACGCCGTTGGGCAAGGTAAAGACGCTCAAAGAAGGCTACCTCGCCAAAATTAAAGAACTGGAGTTCGAAACCAGGAGCGGTCGTCTTGTCGACGCCGAGGCAGTGCGGAAGGCCGTATTCAACCTGGCTCGTCAGGACCGCGACAGCTGGTCCAACTGGCCCTCGCGAGTAGCGCCCTTAATGGCCGCCGAACTCGGAGTCGATGTCGTTAAGCTAGGCGTCATTCTAGAAAAGCATGTCAGAGATCATCTCACTGAACGAGGCCAGCCAGCGTTACGTCTCGCAGGCCAATGATCTCGCCCGAGAGGCATGGTGTGAAGGGCAACGGCCGGAAGCGAGTTTTACGGTAAGCCAATGGGCGGATGAGAACCGGTATCTGTCGCAGAAGGCGGCAAGTGAACCGGGGCTGTGGCGTACGGATAGGACGCCATATCTGCGCGACATTATGGATGCGCTTTCAACGTCGTCGCCAACGCAGCGGATTGTCTTCGAGAAGGGCGCGCAGATCGGCGCGACGGAATCGGGACTTAACTGGATCGGCTATGTAATCCATCAGGCGCCGGGACCGATGCTGTCGGTGGCGCCGACGGTCGACATGGCGAAGCGCTATTCGAAGCAGCGCATTGCTCCGATGATCGAGGAAAGTTCTGCCCTTCGGGGCTTGGTGGCCGATAGCCGGTCGCGTGACAGCGGTAACACCGTCCTCGCGAAAGAATTTGCCGGCGGCGTGCTGGTGATGACCGGCGCGAACAGCGCGGTCGGTCTGCGATCGATGCCGGCGCGCTACGTGTTTCTCGATGAGGTGGATGGATACCCCGGCGACGTCGATGGGGAAGGCGACCCGGTCGCGTTGGCGGAGGCCAGAACCCGAACCTTTCAGCGGCGCAAGATTTACATGGTCTCAACGCCGACGATCGCCGGGCGATCACGCATCGACCGGGAGTTTTCGAAGTCTGACCAGCGGCGGTTCTTTCTGCCGTGTCCGCACTGTGAGACGTTCCAGACCCTGAAGTTCGCTCAACTGAAGTGGCCGAAGAACGATCCGACCAAGACGACGTACTGGTGCGAGGACTGCGGCGCCGAGATCGGCGAGCAACACAAGACGGAGATGCTACGGCGAGGCGAGTGGCGCGCGACCGCGGAAGGTGACGGGCGGACCGTTGGTTTTCATCTGTCGAGCCTCTACAGCCCAGTGGGCTGGATGTCGTGGGTCGAGATTGCGCAGCGCTGGGATGCCGCGCAGGGCGATCCGGAGCTACTCAAGGAATTTATCAACACAGTCCTCGGCGAGGTTTGGCAGGACATGGGTGACGCTCCGGAATGGGACGTCGTCTACAACCGCCGTGAAACGTATCTGACCGGCACGGTACCGACAGGCGCAGTCGTTCTATTCGCTGGCGTCGACGTGCAGAAGGATCGTCTCGAAGTCGGCATCTGGGGTTTTGGTCGAAACCGTGAGCGATGGTTGATCGCCCATGTCGTTCTGCCGGGCCAGACAAACCGGCCTCAGGTCTGGGCCGATCTGACAAAGATGCTCGACGAGCCTTGGGAACACGAGAGCGGCGCGCAGATGTTCGTGCGTGACTGGGGCATCGACTCCGGTGCATATACCGCGGAGGTCTATGCCTACGTTCGAAGTCAACGAGGCCGCGCAAACGTTCATGCGATCGACGGCCAGGACAAGTATGAGGCCGCGTATCTCGGTGTCGGCAACAAGGACGCGGACGCCAATGGTAAGAAGCTTCGCCGTGGCCTGAAGACAATCAAGTGGCGATTGCGGCGGTTGCCGTACTGGCCTGTGGGCTGGCCTATCAGCAGATTGATAAATCTGCCTACCAACGCCGCGTATCGGAAGAGGCGGCGCAGCAGGTGAAGGTTCTGCAAACCCGCCTCGAAACACTACAAACAATCAACGCTGCGGATGCGGCCCGTTCGCTTGCCGACGCCGAGCGTATTGCCAACCTCGAATTACAAGCCATGCAGACGCCGGCAAATGATGCGCCGTGCCTGCCGGAAGATGCTGCCAAGCGGGTGGGGGACGTACAGTGAAACGCAACAACGCTACTACTGCCTGCCGCGCTAGTGGCCGCACTGGCGCTTGCCGCCTGCGACACCACCCAGACCACCACCCACGGCCAATTGCCGACCGTTCCGGCCGACATTCAGGCCTGCTTCCGAACGGGGCCAGTGAAGGTGCCGCAGAAGGCGCTCACGGTGGCCGAGGTTGAGTCCTTATGGAAGCAGGACCGCATCAAGCAGGTCGTCATGCGCGCCTGTGGTGAGCGGTTGGCGATTTGCAGAAGAGGTGGCGGTGATGATTCCTGAGATCACCGCTGCGGCGGTTGTGGCCGCCGTAGTAGCCATCGGCGGATGGGTGTGGAAACTGGCCAGTCGGTTGGCGACGGTGGAATCCCGCGCCCATACCGCGGAAGTATTGGCGTCCGGGGCGTCGGCAAAAGTCAGCACCGTTGAGCAGGACCTATCGGCCCATAAAGAGCACGTCGCCGCTGAGTACGTCAGCCGAGATGCCCTCAAGGAGATTACCGGGGCTATCAACCGTTTAGATGATAGGCTCGATGCTCTCTTTATCCGGCTTATGCCGCGGCCATGATGGAATGGCTCGAAGAGGCCGCCTGCATCTTGGTGGCGGTAGGCGGGCTATTGCTGTTCGCCTACGCCTTCGGGGGGGCTTTGGACAATCACGCCGCGAGGCTGGATCCGGCTTCTGGGCAGTATACTCAAACGGCCCGGTAAATCCGGCAAAGGCGAGCGTTATTAAATAGAAAAAAACCGCCGTCTATCGCGGCAGGCGGCAGACGACGGTCTTTCTTGTCACAAGGTTTTGGGGGCCAAGGACAGGCGGGAGCTTAGACCCGCCACGCGGTTTCTCTCAACCTGAAACAGCAAACTGACGGGGCCGCCGTTTTCTCCTTTGTTGATATCTGTTCCAACGGGAGCGCATTGCGATAGTTCCTCCTAAAAGATTAGGAACGTTTTTTCCTACATGTATTCCGATTTGCGACCACGCGATGTCGTCGCTGCCTAGACTTGGCCCGTCAGCTTCGCGCTGGCGGGCTTTTTCATTCCACCAGCTTGGGGCCGGTATATCCGGCCAATATTCGCTGTGCAGTCCCGACGGCGTCGTTGCCATTCAACTCCTGCAGGATAAGTTCGATGGCGCGAGCTGCGCATGCGCTGAGGTCGGCTCGTCAAGATAGTCGCCTACGATTCGCACAATCTCCAAGGTCATGCGCGCTAACGTTTCGGCATTGTTGTTCATCGGTCCCTCGCCAGCTTGCGTCGTCCGCACCGCCGATCTTTCACGACCTCGGCATCAGGCGAGCCTGAGCGACATCTGCCGGTTTGGTCCGGCATATCGCTGGACGAATGCCTCGATGGTCGATGAAACATCTTCCGCAGCCAAATCCGCTCGCCGTTGAATTTCACGCGCGACGTCCCCGGAAACATCTCCAGACCAGCGCTCTGCAGTGTTGAAAGCAATTACTCGTCGGGGGTCGTGGTATTGCCCGGACATCAAGTCGGCGATGACAGTTTCGAGGTCAGTAGCCTTGCTATCGGCCTCGCGCCAGACGCAGCCATTTCGGCCGAAACAATCCTCCGCAAGATACACATTCTCGTCGGCGCCAACTGGCACGATTGATGGTGTCCAACTGGATCTACGCATACTCGGTGCTCCACCAAATGAGGTGGATTCAAGTTCCATTGGGGTGATTGGTTCCGAGGAGCTGCGGATAGGAACATGTCGGGCGTTCATAGCTTTTAGCTCGGACCCTCCAACCGGACGACTGCGTGCCTCGCTACTTTTTCCACGTCTTTCATGGCAACCCCCAATTCGATTCTTCTGGCGAAGAGTTGCCGGACGAAAACGCTGCTTGGAACGAGGCGATTTTAACGACGGGCCGCATTCTTCAAGACATCGAGACAAAGCTAAATGCTGACCGACCTTGGCGGATGGAGGTCACGGATGAGTTCGCCAATTCGCTCTTTTCAATTCATATTCGAGCTGAGGGGCGGTAGACGGCATCTACGCTTGACCCAAAACAATAAAGACCCTGGAGCAATCCCGGGTCTTTTTGTTTCGAGAATGCACCCTCGCGGCGGTGTTATTGGTCGACCTGATTGCTGCCTTCCATCATCGCAGCTTTCTGTTTCGCTTGGTTTTCGCGCAGCGTCGGGAACGGAAATCCCGATTCCCTGGCTTTGTGACGAACTTGGCTGGTGCTCATCTGAAAAATCACCGCAGCACGTAACACCGATCCGCCGCTGCGAACATGCTGGCGCAGGCGCTCGATCTTTTGTTCGTCCCAAAAAGGTCGTCCTGGCATTCATCCAGAACATTTGAAGTGGTAATTTGTTCCGATTGCCTACGCTTGTGCACTCGGACGTGGAGGAAATGTTGTCTTTGGATGTTGGTCATGGAGCAGGACAGCCAAGCGATGCCGGACGCCAGGGTCGCTCGATGAGGTCTCGAAGATTCGTTCTTGCATATCGCGCGGTAGGTCGGGCCAGAGTACCAATACCGCTCGACCCAGCATTCTTTCGAAATTGTCCACCACGTGCTCCACAAAGAAGCCCACCTCCAGGGGTGGGCCTTAAAGAGCCAGCGACCTCGCCGGGCTGAGGGGGCAGGGCGGCGAGGTCGCCTTGGCATCCAACGCACCGTTCAAGGGACGTGCGTTAATCGCGGTTGAGAGGATTCGTTCCGGTGTGCTTCCAAAGACGGCCGGCATCTGCCTCGCGGCCGCCTGCTGAGACTTTTTCCTTGCTGACCTGGCGATCGATAAAGATGTCGCTTAGTCAGCGTCGCCAGCCGGACCACAGCACGCCTCTCGATCGAGGTGCAGCCTCAATAAATTTGGTCAAGGTGCCATTGGTTCCGGTCGCCGACAGAACCAAACAGAGACTGCGTGGTTGATTTCCTTATTGGAAGGTTTCCCGATGAACAGGCAAACGACTGAGCATGATCCCGCCTCAACCGAGGGCGAGAAAAACAAACAAACTGATGAGCCCTGGAAGCAGCCGGTTGAAAAGGAGCAGGATCCCGGAAAGCTGTCGCCGGATGATCTCGAGCGGTGGCAGAAAACGAAGACACACTAACGGAGATCTATATGAAACCAGATCTAGGCCATGGCGGCAGCGGGCAACTCGACGACGGGAAGCCTCGTCTGAGTGAGGATGACATTCAGCGTGAACAGCTGGGCCCTCGTGGTGTACCAGGAAAAGCGGATCCGGCGAAAATGACGCCGCAGCGGGAAAAGAAGACGCCAAATAATATCGATCCCGGCCATACCACTTAGGTTTTGTTAGGTTTTGGCGCCTTCCTTGGCGCCGGCGGGCCAGCCTTTTATGCTCGCGATACCTTGCGTAGCCCATGACCAAGCCCGCGAGATGGCGAGGGCGTTCAGTATCCGAAAGAGGCCTACTCGACGGAAGTCGAATCCTGACGCGAGATGCCGGACGGCGAGATTGAGTTCACGATGAGGCGGTTAAAGTCGGCGGATTAACGTCCGCGCTAGAATACTGTGATCGCCTTCGCGATCATTGGACTGCCTGAGCCGCCGCGCGCTGGGCTCTCTTGTCCGCCGCCGATAGCGCGCGATCTCCGAATTTCTCTGCCTTCGCGCGTGCTTCGCATTTTGCTCGAATATCCTCGAGTTCATCGTCGGTGAGATGTTCGATGCCCACAAACGAGTTGTGAGCGGCGCTCGCTCGGATCAGTTCGTCAAGTTTAACCTGGAGAGCGGCGCCGTCACGGTTTTGGGAGTTTTGGATCAAGAAGACCATGAGAAAGGTGACGATGGTCGTGCCTGTGTTGATGACCAACTGCCACGTATCCGAGTAATGAAAGATAGGACCGGAAATACCCCAGACGACAACCACAGCCGCGGCTATGATGAATGTCGAAGCGCGACCGGCTGCTTGCGATGTGCGGCTGGCAATGCCGCCAAAGATCTTGGAAAATCCATTTCGCTCGTCATAGGCATTCAC